TTTTCCCATCGTGAAACAAAGACTTTCTTCACAGGAAACGTACCGCCACGTGGCATGTTCTGCATGTTAGGATTGCGCCCACTGAACCGTCCAGTAGCTGTTATGTGTTGTGTTAAACCTACATGTAAGAACCCATCATGCTTAGTGTAGTTTGATATACCCTCAACAAAAGAACTTAGGTAACTACTAACAGCAGACAAACGTTTTAGATCATTAAGAAAAGACTCAGCTTCTTTCATGTTATTGTTTCTTGCAGTCGCTGCTAAGATTTCTAAGTTGTCTTTACTTGTACTAAAACCATTAGCACTAATCCATTTCTTATTAGGAGCTGTGAATTTTAAACCTGCAATCTGTTTTGTTTCTGTTAGTTGAAAGCCTCGCGTGTCACAGTCCTTACACTTATTAGGTCTGGCATACTTTGTACCATCCTTCTTTACTTTATATGTTTTGCCTACACCCTCACAGGTAGGACATGTAAATGCTTTTGTTCTGTACACAGGCTTAGAGTTTGCTCTAACAGCATCCTTATATTCATCGACTGTAGATGTAAACTCAAACAGATCTGCCCATTCTTTCTTGTTAATCATACGCAGAGAGAACACAACCTGAGACATTTGTTCTGGACTACTAAGGTTTATAGGTGTGTCACCCATAAGCTCACGAACTTTCTTCTGTAGTCTACCCTCAATCTCTGCCTTCTCTTGTTCAAACTCTAATCTTACTTCGTCAAGGGCAGATCTATCCACCCTGATTCCCGACATGTACATTCTGGTAAGGGTTTTACAGGTGGTAAAGGTTGTATCTCTAATGACTTTGAGACCTTTGGATTCGGGCATGGCATAGTCTGCTTCGATACTATGGAACAACCAGCTAGTTGAGAGCAAGTCACACCTAAGATAAAAGCTAAGCTCATCCAACGGTATCTCATTTGTTGTGTACCCTTCTTTAAAATATCTTTTAAGTGTATCATCTTTCTGTACCTCTAGGTTTCTGCGTTCAGCACAAGCACCTAAACTCAACGGAGTTCGTTGGCCTCTATCAAGTATGTACTCTGCTAACATGGTGTCATAGATCAAGCCATCATACTTGAATCCTGACTCCCATAGCCACATCATATCGTGCTGCGCGTTGTGCATTATGAGTAATGTTGTTAAGTCTAATATATCCTGGACTAGCTTATGCCCAGCGCCTGATGTATCCTTCGCCTCATCATGGTCTATATTTACAATATGTAATTCATCATGGTTGTCTGCATTAACCATACCAACTTGGACTAGATGATTGTTAATCTCAAACGGGTCCATGTGATCTTTGCCGTTACGTTTTGTTGTGCTGTTCTCAACATCTAATACTATTCTCATGTCTTACCTCAAGCTGAATAGATAGATCGTGATCCATCTAGTACACAAGTAATCTTACCCTGATACCCATTCAACTTATTCTTGGCTAAGTTTAAGTAACGAACTGGATCTTCGTCTTCACCCTCAGCTTGTTGTGTCTTACCTATCAAGACCATTAGGTCAGCCTCAGCTGCCTTGCCTGTCTTAGATCCTTCCATCATCGCTTGGTTAAGGTCAGCCTTACCCTCTGCTTCAGCAGATAGTTGTGACATCCAGATTACACAGCAGTCATACTGCTTAGCAATATTACGTGCATGGATAGCAGCAGTCTTGAGTGTAATGTCACTCCTCTCACTGCTTATATCAGCAAACTTATCACCCATGTCAAGAACTACAATGTCAGGCTTCTCTTGTTTTACAACAGACTCAACCCATGCCATACCCTTACCTGTACTATCCTTGAACAAGACATTAGTGCGGATAGGTTCATAACGTTTCTGTGCCAAAGCTTTATTCTCTCTGACTTCTTTCATAGTCATATTAGATGAGGCACTGATATACCTTGCAGCAACACGTGTGTATGCCTCTTCGTTACATAGTATAATACACTTAGCACCCTGATGTGCAAAGCCTTGTGCACCTGCTATAAGGCTGGCATGGAAAGAAGTCTTACCAGTATTGGGACGAGCGCCAACCAACACAAGGTGACCACCACTAACGCCTTCCACCCTACGAGCCAAGGAAGATATGTTAAAGCTCCACTTGGATTCCAGAAGCGTTGCATCAAGTATTGTGTCAAGGCTATTGTCGTCCCAGTCAACACGTAGATTAGGAGTAAAATCATTTTTGTATTCCTCTAATAGTCGTCGCAGAGGTTCTAAACTATCCTCTGTTCCATTAACAAAATCAAACCCTAGGTTTGCTACACGATCACCTACATGCTGTTGAAACAACTGTGATAATGTGTCTTGTGCTATCTCTTCTTTGATAGGCTCAGTAATTGCTATGCGCTTAAACAAATCCTCATATGCTCCGCGAGTAGCAGTGGTAAGACTAGCATTCATTCTGTTGAACACAGCCTCTAGATCCGCAACAGTTAGGTCACCCTCATAGGATTCCATAGCACCATCAAGTGCCTGTTTAATCTTACGTACATCCTTACTAAATATTTTATCTGGGCAACGTATGCCCTTGTGTTGATCATAAAAGTTACGATCTAGTAACGTTTTAATCAGTGCTAATTCCATCATTCTTTTTGTCTCCTACAACAATATATTATATATCTTCTAAGTGCTACTCATCACTCATGTTTAAGCTCCACGTAGTACGAACCTGCACTACTCTTATACGCAGCCATAATGTCTAACCACTGTTGGCTACTCATGATTAACATTTGATAAGCATCCATCTCAGGTTCGAACTGTCTCATGTATACAGTACCCTCATCTCCAAAGATAATCTCTATGTCTTCATGCTTACCAGAGTGATCTAATGTAGTGATGATTGATGCATCAGATTCAAACTCAACTGTGAACATCTGAACCCTCCGATACAATTATATTTACTTGTGCTACATTACCTACAACTTTAACGATCTTAAACTCTAATCCTTCTTTGGTAAGTAATCTTCTTAACATAGATACTGGTATCATACATCTGCCTTTCCTGTTAGTTTTATCAACCTAGCTAAATACCACTGTGATTTCAGTAGGTCTTCTTGTTTGTTCTTGTATCTCCATCGGTGTAGATACTTAGCTATGTTACCTCTTAGGTATCCTATATATTCTTCTTCGGTTAGGAAGTCTTCTATGTAATCAATACATTCAATACTACCTTTGCCATAATGCGCTGGGTTGTTTACATTATCCATTCTGTTCTCTGCTAATAGTTCTGGTATAGAGTTAGGGTCTATCATATCTTTAATAATCAATCAAGGCGACTGCATATCTCCTGTAGTTTTTCCAGGTCTTCTGGCATACGATACTTAATATCGTCAGATAAACTTAGTGCTATTGTTTTGTTACCTGTCCACAGTTCTATCTCTCTGCGATACTCGATAGTCTTTGATACTGCGTCAGGATCTAGTGCAATCACAGCCTTATCATACTCACCTATCTTCTCAAAGTGTTTATGATTCATGCTCGTACCCAAGATAGCCATACAACTAACGTCAGGTAACTCTTGATAGGCTACTAAAGCAGAGATTACATCCTCTACAATAACTATAGTAGAGCCTACACCTACTGTATAATAGTCTGCTGCACCTGTGTAGCGATACCACTTAGGTGTCTGAGTAGCACCCACTGCCCTGCCTATAGCATCAATCATCTTATGTTTATTATATATAGGAAAGACTACGCGCTCTTGTTGTACATCATAGAAGGTGTTACCTACTATACCCCATCGCCTCATAAATCTATTGTGCTTAGTGTGTTGTCGTGTAGGTTCTACTAGCTGTGCTGGTATCTCCATAGTTTCTACCTCTATATTAGTTTGATCCTGCGCTGGGCGTAGCTGTCTGCGTATCTCAGATGCAGTCATGTCTGTATCAAACCTACCACCTACATTACACCCTAGCTTGTAACAGTTATACATCAATACACCTACTTCACAAGAGGCTGAGAAAGTATTCTTACCTCTACAGAAAGGGCAGTCACCTCGGTGTGGTCCATGTGCTGTTACAGATGCAGCATATTCTCTGTGCTGTTGCCAATCTCTATTACTCATACTCTAGCCAACTTCTTTATACCATAGTGTTCTTCAGTGTTAGTTCTTATAGAATGACAATTAGAACACAACACCTGACACTTGAATATTTCTTCTTTTATTTTCTTGTTACTCTTAGTCTTCTTACCATAGCGTAGGTAGTGTGCTCTCTTTGCTATTTCAAACTTCTTATCCTTAGGATTAACATGATCAAACTCTAATGCCGCTGCATGTTCTTTGTACTTACAAATTTTACAACCCTTAATCAACTTATATCTATGCAGTATAGCCATGCCTTCATCATACTTTTTTCTTCTGCGTATATTATCTTTTTCTTTACTCTCTTCACTTCTCACTCTCATCTTCATTCCCTCTCGCTGATAGTGCTTTAGATGCACCACTCAATGTATTTACTATATAAGGTTTTACTGATTGTATATTCTTATGTCCTGTTACCTGCATAATATTAGCTAAGTCAACCCCACCTTCCATCATCTCAGTCACGGCAGTACGGCGTAAGTCCATAGCTGTAAGCTCACTAGGTAGATTAGCTTCGTCCAGTACCTCATTGATAAGTAAGGATATTTCACCCTTATCGTATGGTGTGTATGCACCTGCCCTCGGCTTAACTCTAGGTGCTACATATTCCTGGAATCCAAAGTCTTCCTTTTGTTGTCTCAACATATCACACAAACCATTAGATATAGGTAGGTGTATCTCAGCATTACGTTTACTTTGTGTCAAGTCTAAGCGACACTGATCTAAGTCTAAGGTATCCCAAGTCATAACTCTCATGTCGCCTATGCGCTGACCCCAATCGTATGCCATGTGTACTATAAGACTAATGCTACGCCATCTGAAGTCACTGTAACCTACCTCAAGAAACGTTTTAATCTGATCTCTACTCCAGTACACACGTCTCTGTTTACTAGACTTGGTAGGTACAAGTGCTACTGGATTGTGTATCATTACATCCTGTCTCATGGAATACTTCCAAGCAGCAGACAGTACAGACTTACGATAGTTAGCAGTACGTATACCTGTCTTGAGCCATATGTCATACGCTTGTATAAGATGTCTTACTTTAATATTAGTACAACGATATTCACCAAGGGTCTTACCTTCCACAGATGTGCTTATCACAGACGATAGATGTGTTTCATAATCTTTTTGAGATGCACCAGATAGTCTAGCAAAAGCAGGTGATACAAGATAGAACTCTATAATGTCACACAACTTAGCGTTACCCTTGGGTATTTTCATGTTACCTTCCCTTCACGTTTTTGTACCAGAGATATAAAGCACCACCAATGTAAGCAGCAATAACAGTTAATGGTAGTAGATGCATTAGAATGTTGGATGCCATACGTCACCTTCCTCTATAGTTTTTTTAATATATAATGCTTCGTTCTCATACATATGAGCCTTGGCTGTATTGCCATTCCAAAGAGCATCGTCAGCCTGTCTCATCAGAAAAGCGTGGTACTTCTGAGCAGGTAACAGGCGAGTATCTTCATTCATCATTTTCTTCCTGCCATTCTTGGTAGTACGTATACTCACCATCTAAATCAAACTCTTCTATTAGTTCAGTAGGTATGCTATCTTTCCAATCCTCATTACTAAACTCAACACTGTAGGTATTGTTTATATCTAAGGCACTATCGTATTCACCTATGTAACACATTCCTGGCTCATAGTAGGATGCATCTATGTTGATCTTTAATCTATCAGCACCTGTATCGTATGCACCTGTAGGTGGACTCCATGCACTCTGAAACCCTAGGTGTAAGTTGGATGTATCACCATCCTCAAACAGGTTAGCCTCTACATCCTGTACTTCCCACTTAGTATTCCACTCAGTACAGGCAACACCATAATCGTATTCACCAATAGGTGCTAGGTGTTCCAGTAACCCACCCCTATCTGCCGCTTCTTTGATAGCCGTTAATACTTTTACATCACCTGTAATTATTACCCTGTTCTCACACCAGTTGGGCATTACATATCTCCTTTGTTTAACATCCATACACGTCTGTTAGTTTGATCTACCTTACGAGTAACAACCTGACACCCTATCTTCTTAGCGTGAGTGTATATACTAGCCAAGGCAGCACGTTTTACTACTACACTATCGCCTACTTTCATATGCTTTAGCAATGCTTCGTAACCTTTGTTAGGTGCACCGCGTCCATCCTTGGTTGATGGTAAGGGTACGTTCTTCTCAATCATAAATGTCATTTTACTTCCATCCTTATGCCTTTAATTTTCTCATACATTTTATATAGACGTAGCAAAGCTTCCCTGCTACGCGCTGTGTGGTAGCATATGTGCTCACCAGTTGATACACTGTAGATGTTAAGCTTATGCACTATACACTCTCCTCTTCTATTTGTTTAAATATACTAGCTAACCTAGCAACACTTTCTTTAGGTAGAGTTACTTCCTCTGCCTCACTCTTAACTAACATACCACCATCTTCTAAGATAGTAGCAGTCCACTCAGGTGTTAGTTGTACTTCCATTATGCATTCTCCTCTACTAATGTGTAACGTGTGTATCTTTGATTTGTAACTGGGTGTCTTCCCTTGATGCCATCAATACGATAGCCTGACTTACGCAGCTCAGAGATACGCTTGGGGAAAGACTGTATGCTATAGTCTATCAAAGCTTCGCGTAAGGTTAGACCCTTAGATGCACGAAGGTGCTTGAGTATCATTGTGTGTTGAGACATTTTCTTATTTGTATTTCTCATATTTATATTCCTCTATGTTATATTATGTGTAAGATATATTATTAGTTTTAGTGTTAGTCAATGTTACTAATATGTCACGTGACATTTATGCAACACTTGTTTCTATAGGTATCTCTACAGTCGTAGCTTCATAGTCACATTGATGGCAATACTTTCTTCTTCTAGTACTAGGATAGCCAAGCTTATGATAAGGTCTAGTATCTATGGTACGCATCTTAGTAAAACAGTAGGGACAATGTGTAACTACTGTATCCTTCCACCAAGGTTGTTTATTCTCTGCCATTACTTATCCTCTATGAAAGCAAAGCCACCGCCATTACCCTCTTCATCCTGCGATATTACAAATCGTACTTTCTCTGAGCCATTGGTTAATGTGAATACTGGAAAAGGTTTATCATATTCAAAAGTACCCTCTTCAAAGTGAAAGTCCTGAATTTTACAACCCACTAATTGTCCATAGTATTTATTCATATCCATGTCTTAACTCCATATCATAGTTAATAGTAAACTAAACGTAGCCAGTACGCCTATGACTGAGAACCCTAACACTGACCACACAAACGCTGTGGCTAGTAGTTCTTTTCTTTTTTCTTTACGCTCATGTTCTGTCACGTTAAAATATTTGTCACTCATTGTCTTCTCCTCTATAAAAATAACTGTTGTCTATCTTATTAATTGTCATGATCATCACCTTCATCATTACACCAACAGCATGGCTCATCGCTTGGGTATTCCCTACACCAACAGCATAGCTTATTAAGTATTGCTCTCATTTGTTATTCCTTTCTTTTACCCATAGTCTTTTCAATTTATTCTGCCTACCACCTTTAGCACCAGTGACTTGCCTATTCTTTTGTTGCGTCCACTGATCACCCTCTTTATAGTTACGCATATTAAACAACTCACGCATCCTTTTGTTCTCGGCTGCACACACTTTTTCGTGAGCTAATCTTAGTCTATCTTCCTGGTCTAACATTACATACCTGCCCTAATAAATTCATCAAACGTTTTAGGAAATACATCCTGTGTAGTATCTAAGTAGTGTTCATATCTCTGACCATCATCTGTTAAAGGTGAATGCTCATCATAGATAAACTTACCTTCATCATTCATAGTTGCGCTCATATTATAATCCTTTCAATATGTGTGCTATGACATCGCAAGTCCAACCATTGCCTAACATTTTGTAGCGTTGGGTGTTGGATACCCCCTCAGTAAAATTATCTGGAATTGTTTGAAGCCGTTCACATTCCAGAGGTGTTAGCTTGCGCCAAGACATATTCTCTACAAGAATGCTATCCTTGGTTACTGTAGTGAGACAATTAGTTTTATCATCATCTCGAACCTCGATCATCTGTTTGATAGGGATAGACTTATCGTGATCCTTACGAGTTCCTGTGGAGTCTAGTCTACGACCCACCATACGCGCACCCTTTACAGATATTTTAGGCTCTAAATTACCACCGCTAGAGGCGCATAAACTAGGAGCTTTACCATCAGGTGAATATATACGCTTAACGTAGTCATGCCCCTTTAAATTGGTTGCATGACCTTCAAGTATTAAACCACTAGCACTAACATTATTTTGAACATAACCATTCGCATAACCATGAGTTCCTGCACAAATTGTACCTGCCTTACCCTCTAAAGGGTGTATTGTATTTGCTTGGCTTTTATACTCAGGGTTTAATTGATTGCCACCCTTATAGTTTCTTATTAGATTTATACCTGCGTTAAATTTTACATCAACAGGCTCTTTTTCTAGTATGTCTTTTAAAACAATGCCACGATCTTTAGGCTGTTGGACACCCTCAATGTTAGTCCAATAAAAACGCTTACGATTTTGTGCTGATACTAACGAGCTATTGATCAAGTATTTATTCACGTTGGGCAAAGCTTGCTCAGTATGGTGCGTGATATACTTCTCAAAAGCATTAGACATTCTAACATTTTCCATAAGGTATTTAGCATTAGGATTACACTCCATAACATGCTTCATAATGTCTAGCATCACCCAGAATAGTTGCCCTCTAGGGTCGCGATCACCCTGCTGTTTACCTGCTACTGACCATGCTTGGCAGGGAAACCCACCCATAACTAGGTCAACAAACTTCCACTGAATATCCCAATCGCGCCAGTTATTTATATCACCTAATTGTATAATGTCTGGATAGTTTTTACTAGCAATTTTCATAGCGTGTGGATCTATCTCACTAGAGTAATATCTAGTAGGTATTATACCTAGTCTATCAAGTGCAAGTCGGCCAACTTCACAGCCACCAAATAAATTTACTACATACATTCTTTTATTCTCCTCTATCTATTGAACCATAATCTTTTAAATCTTGTTTAGTCAATCCATAATACTCAATAGGATCAACAAAAAATCTGCCTGTCTCATCATAGTATGGGTCAGTAATCCAGTAGTTATTTTTAAGTACTGCCCATCCTTTTTTACTTGCTACAAAATCAAGTAAATCTTTAAAGCTATTAGTCTCAAAAATCCATGTATGATCATCCTCATACCCATTATAACTATTAGCTGTTTGCACAGTAAATCTAGATGGTAACACTTCCATAGCACCATGTATTCTAGATGCATTCTCGGTACGCTCATCAACATTCCAACTATCAATCCAGATATGCAAACCACTTATTTGATAGCTTGGAAGCTCATCATGGTGGTAGCTTATACACCTCCAATCTTTAGGTATATCCAAATCAGTAATATATTCTTTCCAATCTACTCGCATATTTTTTCCTAACATATTTATTAATACAATAACTAATTTATTTTTTAAGCAATGTCAAATTATTTTTTTATATCTATCTCATAAACTTCACGCGATAATTCAATAAGCTTTTTAGCTTGCACCAATGTTAAATTATTATCATAGGCAAATTTAGTAACAGATATATAATTGTTTACCCAATCTATATAAATATTTTTTAGTCTAAAAGAAAAATCCATTTTGTTTAATCCTTTTTAAGTTTAATATTATTTAGTGACACTCAAAAGAATGCCACCAATAAGATTAAGCTTTCCACAAATCTAATTGTTTTTTTATTTCATCTACACACTTTATAACATCTAGATTAGCTTTTCTCTGTCTATCACTTGCGTCATAAAAGTAATTGTCAAAATATTTTGTGTATCTATCACGCGCATGATCAATATCATACTGAAAACCTGTTTGCTTTGCTTGTTCTAAAGCATCGCTATAATAAGAACAAACTGAATTAACTTGTTTCATATTACTAGAAGCTTTTTTTCTAGCCAATAATAATACCTTAAACTTATCATGTGACATTTTATTTCTCTTTCTCTTTAGGTTTAATATTATTTAGTGATACTCAAAAGAATACCACCAATAATATTAATTCATTATGCTATTTCATGAATTCTACGCCATACTACCCACGTAATTGCTTGTAATTCATATGCTTTTAAACCTAATTCGTTTGCTGTATTCACGTAATCGTTTTGTATTTCTGAATATAGTTTTTTACCGATGTTAGTTTTATCGGATGTTAATCCAAATCTTTCTCCGCGCCATATGTTTAGAGCGTGACCATCAATACAACACGCATCAAAACCCATTATGCATTCGTAAAAGCTTTTAATCTTTTGACCGTTTAATCTTGTCAAAATATCGTCATTACTTACTAGCATATCATCAAGTATCGACCACGCTTTTGCTTTCATGGTGTGATATGTTGAAACCTTGACGCTCTCAATATGTTCCCCGTCAAGGTAAGCTTTTATCAATGCATCCGCGTTAGCTATATTCCTATCCCATTTATTATTCGGACTAAGCGCGGATATAACACCAACCACTGTTGAAAGTTTTATATCATATTTTAAAGATATTTCTTTTGCTTGATATTGTGCGTCACTATACCATTTTACACCATTATAAACTTCTTTTGGTGTCGCAAGCTTCCAAATCATTGCTATATTATTATTCATTTTGTTCCTCTTTCTACTAAATTAATTCTACTACTAGCACTCATATTGAATGCTAATACTAAAGTTAACTATTCAAATAGCTATTCATTCTATTTTCAAAATCTTGTTTCATATATTTGATTGCTATATTCCAATCTTTATTTTGATCTAATGAATTGACAGTAAAGCAATCTATTTCTACAGCATCAACATTATTAAACAGTTGTTCATAAACTGAAATTTGTATCCCACCATGCCATTTATAAGAAAAACCGCTATCATCAAATTTTATTTCTGTATCAAACATTTTTATATCTCCTTGTTTAAGTTTTTATATGCGTTTGTAATTGCGTTTGCATCGTCAGTAGTTTTGACAATTTTTATATGTTTCTTTTTAGTATCGTAATGTGAATATTCTATTTCTGTTTTTAAAGATGCTTTTGTGTAGTCTCCGAATTCATCAAACCATTTTTGGCTATCAGTGTCATAAACGAATAATATATAATACGGTTTAGTTGTCATTATTTTATACCTTACTTTTTATTGCGAATGAATAATTCACGATTGCGTTTTTACGAAATGGAACAAATAGAAAGAACATGAAATGTTTTGTTTGTGTCTCTCTAACTTTGCACGTTTCAAATTTTAATCTCATAGCTAAAACCTTAAATAATTATCAATACATTTTTCATAATATTAATTTACACAAAAGACAATACTAAATCTGAAAATAATTCAGCTGCTTGCAAAGACCTGGTTTGTTCTCCTTTTGTTCTTTTGGATTTGTTTATACTATATAATGGGTAAAAAAAATATTGGTATTTGTGTAAAAATTAACCACTGACAAGCTCTAGGTTTGTTTGTGTGGTTTAGCCTATGAGAATAGCCTAGAGGCTGTCAGTGGCGTGTTCACTTTTGTTCCAACTAAATG